CTCGGGGGCGGGGTCATGGTTGACGCTCCCCGACACGTATAGGCGGCGCTTCCTGGCCACGCGGAGTATGTCGTCGGTGGACGAAACCCACGCTGCCGGGTCTTTCCAGCCGCGCCTGTCGGCAAGCCCGGCCACGTAGTGCTTGCCAGAGATGTTGATCCCGGCCTGACGGGCCTCGCGGACCATGTACTTGGCCTGGAGTTTCGGCAGCTCGTCCAACTGCTGGTTGTTTTGCCTGCCCTCCAAGAATGCCCTGTCCGTTCCTTTCGTACCCGGAGGGGTCTGGGTGGCGACCATCAATGCCCATTTCTCCCCGTGGGGGAGAGCCTTGCGGTACAGGTCGATGGCCTCGCGGCCCAAGTCCGAGACTTCAGCGGGAATGTGCATACTGATCATTGTCCCGGAGGCGCTTGTTCGGGAGGCGCGCCGGGGGGCGGGCCAGGGGGAGGCGGAGGCGGTGGGGGCACCATGAACTCGGAAACGTCCATCTGCATGGCCTGCCCCCACTTGGTGAGCAGGGCGTTGAAGAGCTGCGGCTGTCCGGCCTGGAGCATGCCCTGCGCCACGGGGGCCAGGATCTGCATGGCCTGATTGATTTGCTCCACCCGGGTAGAGGCGTTTGGCTTCCTGACCGACCCAGCCTCCACGCGATAGGAGTACTCCCGGACAATCGACTCGGGATCTTCTTGCTGAACGTGCGCCTGCCACGCCTGGGCGGCCATGGGGCCCATGAGCGGCGCAACGTCCTGCGGATAGATCAGCCACCTCGCCAGAAGACCTTCCTTCCTGGCCACTTCCGAGAGGGCGTCTTCCAGGATGTTCGCGTAGTCGTCCGGGCGAACACTGATCTGCTCGCTCTTCACGGTCGCCTCTGCGGCCGATCTGAAACTTGCCCTGGACATGCCGTAAATGAGTTCGGTCAACCCAACCCGGCGGTCGAACATCTCCGTGACCGCCTGGATGATGTTGTACATGTCCTGGGTCACCCCAGGCATCTGGAAGACCGAGATCACATCGTTCACCGAGCGACCTACCGCCTCGGAGATTTCAACGATGTTGAACCCTCCTTCGCTGCGCTCCAGGAGTTTGGCCTTCAGGTCAGGGTCAGCGGCCTTGGCCACGCCGATGAGCGTCTGCGAGGATGTGGCAATGCGCGTGGCCAAGAACGACATCGCCCAATTGATAAATCTCAATTCCCCGATCCCGGGGCGGATCAGCGAGATGGGCCAGGAGTATCCAGGCTTGCCGTGCCACGCCAGGAGCGTGAACGGCCACCCGCCCGGCTCGGCCCAGAACGGGGCTGGCCACTGGGCCGACATGAACATCGACTGCGGGATGCCGGACTCGTCCACCTCCTCCTGGAGCATGGCCGGGGGGACATTGAGCGGGAAGTCCACGCCCTCGGCTACGACGATGTAGCAGTTCGGGCCAAGCGCATCGAACTTGCCGCGGAGATCCTTGTCCGCGTCCTTCAGCCTGTCTCCAAAGCCGGTCTTGGAGTAGACCTCCCAGTAGCAGATCAGATCGTTGGTCTTGCCGGTCTTCTTGCGGTGTTCGTAGCCCCGCTCGTCCCCGTCCGCCCGTGAGGAATAAGACTCTACGTGCCCCTTCAGATCCTCCCGGGAGAGCCCGAACTTCGCGGCCACCTCGTCTATGGGCTGCACCCGGCGGCGGGCGGCCCAGCGGATGTCCTCAAACTCGTCCGCGTCCGGGTCCCAGACCAGATTGTCCACGGAGTCATAGAAGGAACCTGCAAACTTCACGCTGGCTCCAGGAGGTTGATACAGCTCATGCCACCACACCCCGGCGCCTTTGATGAACGCCTCTTCCACAACCTTGCGAGAGTGTCTCTTCAAATCCAATTCATTGGGCGTGTAGTTCAGGTACGTTTCCAAGAGCTGCGCAACCACCTTGCGGCGCTCCCACAGCATCTGCTGCTGCTGGAGGCCCTGCTGGTACATCATCATCCCGGGGTCCGGCATCATCACCGGCTGCCCGTCAGGACCAATGACCGGCTGGCCATCGGGCCCCATCTGCGGCATGGGCGGCTGGGGCTGAATCCCCAAGAGCATCGGCCCGATGACCGGATAGTCCTTGGGCGTCACCGACCGATTGGGGTTCCGGTGGTGGATGACTGCCGTGAAGAGGCGGACGGCCTCAAACACGCGGTTCACGCACATCCGAAACGGTGGCGGGTGAATGCCCTTGTTGTAGCCCCGCTCCCCCCGAGAGTGCGCCGTGCCCCACATGGCGTCCGGGTCGGAGTCATAGAACATCATCGCCTCTTTGGCGTCATCCGAGAAGCTCTTTTTATGTTTCTCGGCTTGCTTGATGCACTCAAGCCACCGCTTAGAAATCGGACGCAGCGGGTTGTCTTCGGGCATGGACGGCTCCTACCTACTAATGCCCGGATCAGCCCTTTTTGGGACTGATCGCCGCCAGCTTCTTCTCCAGAAGGGCCACTTTCTCCGAGAGAATGGCGATCTGGGGATTGGCCGGCATGGGCTTCCAGTAGCCGTACTTCTTCCACTCGGGGAACTGGTGAACCCCGGGGTCGTCTACGTGGTGGACTGAGGGCTTCAGCGTCCCGCCGTAAGCGCCCGAAAGGGCCCACAGGGTCACCGTCCGAGCCGCGGCCTCAACAACGAACGCCGGCTGGACGGCGGCGCCCTCATGGGCCTGATAAAGAACCTGCTCGCCAACCTGCGCGGCCGGCATGGTGAAATCGCTCATGGCTTCCTACTCCCTTGGGGCCCCAGGATCACGCACGGGTCTTCGGACTCGCGGCTGCGGCGGAGGCGATCCGCTCGCCACTTCACCCACCACGGCTCGGGGCCGAGGACACGCGGGGGCTTGTGGTATTTCGGCTCATAGGCGCAGAGGTACTCCAGCGCCTGACAGGCATGCACCTCTCCACGGGTCTGCGGCTGGTCTGTCACGTACACCTGACCGTTGACCGTAGTGGTCTTCTTGCGATACCGCTTCAGTTCCCGGAGCAGGTTGGGACAAGAACCCTCCAAGACTTTGAGCCTTGTCGTCCCGTCTCCGCGGATGTGCAGCATCTGCCGGACCAAGGCAGTTCTGGCCGGGATGTCATCCGAGCCAGGGATGAAGTGGTGATTGCTGGCCAAGAACCTGTAGTTCCGCTTCTTCAGCTCCTCGGAGTACAGCTCATGCGGCAGCCGTCCAGACCCGAGGTCTCTCAGCAGACCGCCGTGCATGTCCATGATCGCGGCGTAGATCACCTGATCCCTGGCCCGTTCGCAGAACTGCTCGCCCCAGATGAGCGCGTTGCAGTTGCGGATGTACAACTCGTCGTAGATCAGCAGGAACTTCTCGTCCGGCGGCACCGCACCAAAGAGCGTGGCCATCACCGCGTGGCCGGGGTCAATCGCCACGTATCGCGTCCAGTCGGAGGGAACCCTGGACTCTGGCAAGTCGTCCTTCCGCAGGAGATGCACCGAGTGGTTGAACGTCGGGTACATGAGCGTGGACTGGTCCGTGAACTCGCCCTCCGCGCGCATGCGGAGTTCGTTCGGGCCGAGCGCGCTCCAGCGTTCGATGTTCTTCCGCTTCTCTTCTTGGTCGATGAAGTTGTTGTCCAAGAACCGGAAAGTGAACTTCTTGATGATCGGGTTTTCTTGCCCCTCTTCTGCCGCCCGGTCGGCGCGCTCGCACAGCCCGATCAGCGCGTCATTCCGGGAATGGGGCATGGCCGACCAAACAAAGCGGCCCTTGCGATCAGCGAGACGAGCCTGGGACTCTCCGACGAACGCCTCGTTCGTAACGTCCTCGTCAATCCAAATAAGGTCGGCCTGATAGCCCTGGGGGGGGTCTCCTTCGGACGAGAAGCACCAGATCGTCCAGCCGTTTGTGAGTTCCAGTTTGTTGAGGTAGCCGGCGTTCTTCAGCACCCAGGAGATGTCTTTGACGAGACGCGGAGGAATCAGCGGAGGCGCTGGCTTGCTCTTGCTCTTGTCGTCCCCGGGGCGGATGGATCGCCATTCGCCGGTTCGCGAATCGCGAACGATGCGAAACGCCCCGGCCTTCAGGAGGATGGGGTAAATGACCAGCCCGATGTGCGGCCAGTTCCTGCCGACGATGGCGAGGTTCCCGCCTTCCTTGGGGTACTTGCCGTGCGGATCTTGGCCTGTTGCTGCGCGAGCCGCCTCTACCGCCACGGCAAGGGTCTTGCCGCCGCGGTTTCCTCCCAAGACGATCCGCTCGGAGGCCATGCACTGGTGGAACTCTTCCTGGTGCGGCATGGGCTCGTACAGGCGCAGGGCCTCCAGCCTTCGTCCGGTCAACTCAGCCTGAACGTCCCGCATCTGGGACATCGCGTGCTGCGTCAGGCCGCCCAACGGCTCGTCAGGAGGCGGCGGTGGTGGAATTGGCGGGTGCTTCTTCATGCTCTCCGCAGTACTCATTCGGCCCCGTCACCGGGAACGCGCAGGTCTGCTCCGAGATCCAAGCCGGGGGATGCCGGCGGCACTGGCCCCACGGAGTCCTCTCCCCGTCCACCAGCCTCACCGGATGCCACCAGCGGCAGGCTTCGCACTTCATCAATCACCTCTACCTTTCTCATGGTCATGGCGGCCTCCAAGACTTGTCGCCTCAGTTCCGCCTCCAGCTCGTCTTCGCTCATCAACTCCAAGGGCTTCTTGGCGCCGCCCATCGCCGTGTTGCCGACGACGAGCCGCATGACAGAATCCAGCATCTTCGTTCGGAACGCCCCGCCAACGGGAGAATCGAAGTACTGCTTCATATACGCATTGGCAAACCCCCTGACACCACCGAAGTACTCCATGAGAACTTCCAAGAGTTCTGAGGAGTGCGGGATGCTGGCCCCGCCAAGACGCGCGGAGGCGATGAAGAGGTCTACGGCCCCCTTCTCAATCTCCGCGAGCTTGCCGTTGCGTTTCTTCTTGTGCTTCTGCCTCTCCTGCTTGTTGCGGCACTGCCGGCACCGGGCGTGAAAGCCATCCTTGGACTTGTGGAAGTTGGCGACGGTGGCGGGGTAGGAGACCCCACACTCAACACAAGCCTTGTGGTCTGCCATCTACAGTCGCTGATACCACACGTTGCCTTGGACCGTGCGGCCCGGACACAGCTCGTCCACGGCCTTCTGAACGCCGGGGAATAAGTGGTAGTCATGCCCGGCGATCCAGCGCTTCGCCTTGGGTTTCCAGGCCAAGATGTCGGCCTTCACCGACTCGTAGTCATGCTCGGCGTCGATGTAGACGATGTCGAACTCGCCGTCCTTAAACTGACTCGCAACCTCGGGCGACCGGCCGACCGTGGCGGTGATGGGGAGCCCGGCGACGTTCCGCAGGAACACCTCAAATGGCTTGCCCCGAGAGCCGTCGTACGCCTTGCAGCCTTCGTCGTTCTGCGATCCCTCCCACGTATCGACGCAGGTCACGGCGGCCCCGGCCTTTGCCATGATGATCGCGGAGCGACCGGCCCAAGAGCCGACCTCGCACACACTCGGAGCGGTGCCCATGACGTTCCGGTGCCGGGCTACCAACTCCCGGATCGCCGCCGCATCGGCCTCCGGGATCTCCATGCCCATGCCGTCGAATGGATTCTCCAGCTTGGCCTTCATGGAATCAGACATGCGGAAATCCACAATGGCCGTGCCGGGCTCGTACCCGCCAGCCCAGCAGTCGCGGAGCTTCTTACTCACCCCGCTGGCCGGAATACTGACAGGCTTGCCGACGCACTTGGGCTTCCAATGACCAGCCCAGGCGTCCCAGTTGCAGTAGACCGGGTTGTACCCAAGCCTCTGCGTGCCGACGAGCGCGAGGTCGCGGGTCATCGTCACATCTTCCGTAGACGCCTTCTCGGCAGCGAAGCGATCCTTCCACTCGTAGTAGAACCACGGCTTATCGTCGTCGGTCTTGGGCTCGGTCAATTCAAAGGCCCGCATGTCGTACATGATCAGGCCAGTCGGAAGCGCGGCGCACTCTTGGATGCCGGCCATCTTCACGGCCGTGTGGCGGTCGTACATCTCCAACTGGAAGTCCGGCCCCACGGTGTGCGACTGCATGTTCTGCCAGCGGAACACGTACACGCACTCCACGGGAGGCGGCCCGCAGTAGGGGGCGCCAATGACGCACGGCCCCTTGTGGTAGTGGCTGACCAGAAAGTCGAACGAGGACTCAAAGAACGGCTTCGCCCCCGTCTGGCCGGCGTTGACATCGGGCTTCATGTCCGAG